GTTCTGACGAGGGTGATGTTCTCTTTGCGTTCAGTGGTGTTATTATTTGCTTGCCATTTGTCAAACTATACATTGGTGACTTAGCACCAGTGTGTGATTTGAAAGAAGGCGACAAATGATTGAAGTTGCTATTAGCGCCACCATGCTTGTTGAAGCACGAGACAAAGCGGCAGAGATGGGTAGGTTGCGTAATAGCATTATCAATGGGGCTGGCAATATAGCTGGCTTCATAGGTGAAGCAATTGCACAGCAGGTGTTAGGTGGTGAGCTAAGCAACACCTACGACTACGATCTTGTGTTGCCGTCAGGCAAGACTGTTGATGTGAAGACGAAGCAGACCAGCGTCAAACCTCTTGAAACCTATGAGTGTTCTATTGCTGCACTTAATACAACCCAAGAGTGCGACTACTATGCTTTCATTCGCGTCAAGAACGACTTCACTGTTGGCTGGTATCTTGGTATGTATGACAAGAAACAATACATGGAAGATGCCGTCTTCATGAAGAAAGGAACTGTTGACGCCAGCAATGGATACACAGTAAAATCAGATTGTTATAATCTGAAAATCTCTGAACTAAAGGAAGCGATATGAACCATCCTAATAACCTACCTGAAAAGAAGACAGCTGTTGATATCACCAGCATGTCATCAAAGATTAAGGAGGTCATCTATACAACAGCACCCGACAGTACGCTGACAATCTGTTTGCTCTATATGAAGAACGGGTATGTTGTTATTGGCAAGAGCGCATGTGTTGATGCTAGTAAATTCAACGAAGCGCTTGGTGAGAAGTATGCGTATGAAGATGCGCTCAACAACCTGTGGCCTCTTGAGGGCTACTTGATGGCAGAGAAACTTATGGAGGCTAACAATGCAAGTTAAAACAGAGCGTCATCCACCCCTGCGTATTCAAGTGGAGCAGGGCTATCGAGCTTTCTATAAAGGCTGGATGGTCAATAGCTACAACCCTGACAGTGTTGCTGGCAAGGAGTGGCAGCGAGGCTTTGACTTCGCCTACTTTGAAAACATCCATTATCTAACCAACTGGGTTAGTGACAAGCACAAGGTCAGTCACTAGTAGTCAAAAGAAAGCCAGCAATTACGCTGGCTTTTTTCATTTAGCGTCTAGCAACTAGACCGCCTCTTGCTTTTCCTATGTCAGCAGCCCTGCTAAACTCACCTTCGATAAGCATCATCTTCTCAATTGGTGTCTTAGGTTTACGCTTAAACTCTTTAACAAAAGCATCTTCCTGTGCTTCTTTGTTTGGTGCCTTCTGATACAGCGCATCAACAGCCTTGTTGCCAAATCTTTCAATGAACACATCTCTGGCAGCTTCTTTAGAAGCACTCAGGGCAGAATTCATCCTTGTATTGATGGCAACCTTTTGCTCATTAGTAGACAGCTGCTTATATGCTGGACTAGTAATGAGTTCAGTGACAGCAGGTAAAAACTCTGGACGAGCAAGACTGATACGAATGTTATCGTAGTCTCTGTCACCAGTTGTTTTCAATACGCTGTATGGTTGTATATCCAAACGAACAAGTTCTTTCTCGATAGGAGTAGTCGGTGTTGTCGGACGCTGACCAGTAAACTGTCGAGCAACTGTCGGCACTTGCTGCTCAGTTTCTTGAAACAAACTAGGACGGCTCTGCAAGATGTCACGAGCAACTGGTATAGGTGCTGCCACTGTAGCAACAGCAGCTTCAGTGAATGGTGATACTTTACCAGACAATGTTGTAGTGGCCTTTGCGTCAACAACGCGCATGTCATCACGCAAGAAGTTAATGGCATCGTATAAAGGATTCATCACGTTATCAAAGCGGCTGATGAAGTCGCCAGTAACTTGACCACCCTTCTTAGCCATGCTCTCACTAATACCACCTTCAACAGTGGCAGTGATGCTTTCAAGAATAGTCTTCTGCGTACCAGCAGATCGACCCATACCCAACAAGATTTCCGCAAACTTACCACCGGCAAATGTACGCACTCGACCAAGACCAAGCAACTCATATTGGTTGGTTAGCTTTTGTTTCTGTGGGTCATTGGCATCAAGAGCATCGGCACGAGACTTGATAGAAGCAGCTTCTGTGGCACGCTCTTCTGGTGTCATCTTAACTGTATACCATAGTTCCTTGCCCACATCCTTCATCACCAACGATGCTTCAGCAACAGCCATGATGTTGACATATGGGAACACAGCGCTACCATCTTTGACATTGCCGTCTTTATCTTTGTATTGATAGAACTGAGTGTCGGCATTCTCTTCACGATATGCCATTGCTCCCAAGATGGCAGCACTACCAACAACACTGTCCAACACCTTACGCTTGCCATCATACGCCATGCCAGCAGCTTCCATTGTCTTGCCTTCAGCACGAAGGGTTGCTGCTTTCTGTAGCTCTGCATAACCACCGATACCACTGAAAGGTGTGAGTCGATATGTATAACGAGCAGCATTCAATTGGAAGCGTACAAACGGAAGCATGATGTCTTTGATTGTTCCAGCACCAGCGTTCTGATTGACAGCATTAAGTACACGGAAGGCAGCATCTTCAGCAAAGCCTTCAACACCCTTCTCGCCAGTCTTCTTAAAGTCATAAGAGAAGGTGAGCTTCATGGTATCTTCAGCAGCAGCTTTCAGCAAAGAACTAGGGACAGGTTTGTTATTAGCCATGAAGTCTTCAAAGTCAAGACCAACATCCTTCATCCGATTCTTAACACTCTGCAAGAAGATAGGACCGCGAACAGTACCATCAACAGCACGGTTAAAGATGTTGATTGCACGCACAGCGTCACCAACAGCACCACCGCCCTGCAATTCAACTTCAGCACCCACGTTAGTAATTAGATTATTAAGGCGAGGATTGTTCTTCAGAGCCATTGATGTTAACTCTTTGGTGTAACCGGCATCCATGATGCGAGACAGCACATAGCCACCATCAGCAAAGACAGTGCCAATCTCTTCTTTAACACGAGCAGCATTGACTGGCGCACCACCACCACGCAAGTCATTGACCATGCGACCAGCAGACTTAATGGTGGCTTCCATGATGTCGCCAGCAGTTTGGATACCGATGGTGCCAGTCAAGCCAATCGCGTTCATCACGGCTGTGCTAAGGCCAGCAGTGGATGCACCAACGGATGCACCTGTGGTGGCTTTAACACCTCTGATAAGCTTGCCAGACAAGTATTCGGTGCCAGCACCAGCATTCAGCATGCGAGTGAAAGCATCTTCCAGCACAGGGTCGCCACCTGTCATCTTACGCAGCATGTCAGCAGTGGACTTAGCTTGTTGCAGGAAAGCACCAGCTTCAGATGCTTGCACTTTAAACATCTCTAAGAAGTCTGCTGGCTTAACACCAGCACGGCTGGCAGCTTGCTGAATGGCATCTTGATCAGCAATGTTCAGAGCATCAATGATACCCTGCACTGTTCTAACTTCATTCAAGTTAGGACGCAGTTCTGGATTGTCAGTGAACAGTTGCTTAGCCACTTTAAAGATGTCATCAACAATAGGCTTGTTGAGAACCGCTTGATATACATCTGTTGGTGGCACAGCAGCATCAAGTGTTGCTTCTCTACCTTCTTGTCGCGCTGCTGCTGATTCATACAATGGTGCAGGACCAGAACCAATCTCTTGTTCTTTCTGTACAAACTTAGCTTTGAAATCTTCTGTTGCTTTGTCGTATAGTGCAGGAGCTTTCTTAGCTGCCTTCAAATCTTCGACACGCTCAGCAACACGCTTACCACCAGCAGCAACTGTCTTACCAGCAACAGCACCTTCGATAGCCATACTCAAACCAGCGACAGCAGCAACCTCAAGATAACTAACCTCATCACGTAATGCAAGTTGAATGTCTTGTTTCTGTTTGACGATGTTTGTACCACCCGCAACAGCGCCTTCTGTCAGTGCTGTAACGGCTGCTGTTTTAAGCTGAGTCTTTGCAAGAGCCTGTGTTGTACGCAAAGCAGCTTGCTTATACATAAAGCCAGCGCCGCCACCAACATATGTCAACGGGTCTTTGAGTGCTGTGACAACAGTCTCGCCAATATCACCACCCATTTTGCTAACAAGCTCACGAGCCGCTAAAGACAACTGCCTTTGTTCTGGTGTAGCATTAGCTAGATATGTAAGCTCAGTAACTTCTTCAGCGGCTGTACGCTGGAATGAAGAACGAAACTGAGTCATCAACTCAACAGGGTCTTTAGGTATTGGTTTGTTTGGCTGACGAGTCTTCAGATACTCAGCAGCAAACGAAGTGATCTCTGGTGATTTGGCAGCAACCTCTGGTGTCAGCCCAAGATTGCGACCACCCATAACTTGCTTTGGTACAACACCAAACGCAGCACCACCACTACCTTCAACGGGGGCAGTGGTACTAACCTTTGGCTTTGGTGTCAGCATTTCAATAGCAGTCAGCAATGGTGTAAAGTCCCTATCTGTCGATACTTCAACAGGCTTCTTAGGTTCAGTCAGTGGAGTCTTGATACCAGACTTTGGATAGACACCAAAGGCAGCACCGCCACCACCTTCAACGG